CCCATTGGGTGTCCATGCCTGCTAACCATAGTCATACAGGGGTTACTCTTAAAGAAGCAGTAGAACAAACTAGCTATGGGTGTTAGTCCTGACTGTGCTCTGATCTCAGCTATATCCTCATCTCTCATGTTCTCACCAATAATTCTAATATCTTCTAAGGTTGTACGTCTTTGATAAGCTACGTTCTTTTCGCTCTCGTATGATAGAACCCTTCCCATTCGGCTGATTGGAATCGACAAGGTAATGGACTCGTAGAGGATATAACTATCTTAGTATCTATATTGCTTGCCATCACAGGAACACGGAAAGATCCTGTAAGAACTGAAGGATCTCCGACAAGTGGAGGAGCTTCACCAACAATGACTCCGTTATATGGATAAGTGTTTGTGTCTCTACTTGCAGGAGTAACCTT